CCCCTTACTGGTGCTTATATTCACAAAAAGGAGTATTCATGGAGAAAAAGTTAACGCCGAGCCAGGAGCAATTTGCTATGCTGGTGGCATTGAGGAACATGAGTTATGCTGAAGCTGCCAGGGAGGCTTATCCCTCGAAGAAAAGACCTGCTCAGACGGGTTTCCAGGCATCGAGGTCACGAGCGGTGGCAGCCCGGATTGATTACCTGAGAAAGGAAACGGAGCAGATCCAGACAGACGCTCGTGCCGAATTTATCAAATACGATCATATCGCAAAGATAGCCGGGTCTGAAGAGAGGGAGACTTTCTGGACAGATCTTATGCGGGATAATGCCGAGAGGACACGGGACAGGCTCGCAGCTTCAGAGCTGCTTGGTAAGAAGCAGAGAGACTTCATACAGCAGATAGAGTCGAAGACACTTACCGCTACTGTTGATCTCTCGCAGTTTTCATTAGAGGACTTAAAGTTGATACTCGCAGAAGTTAAACAGAAAAGGATGCTCAATGATGGAACAGGTACTACTGAGTGAAAACTTCCTCGAAAGGGAAATAATAAGCAGGGACCTCATATCCTTCTTTGATTACGTCCGTATCCCTGATCCTCCCCCTTTCGGTAGTGGTACGGCGGTTTTCGAGCCGTGGCCGCATATACTGAGGCTCCATAAGGCAGTCGAATCCGTTGCACCCGGAAGAACACTTCCGCATCTAAAGGCACGCAAACTTGGCGTAACTTCCTACTTCGAGGCACGGTTCGTGTGGATGGCACAGTTCAGAAAAGGATCTTTCCTTCCCGTAATCAGCCAGGGTGAAGTCGAGGCTAAAAAGGTAATCGCAGATTGCAGGTTCATATGGGACCACCTTCCCGAACATCTCCGGACAGATCTCCTTGTCGATAACGCAACTACGCTTACGTTTAAGGACGGGGGTACCATACAGGCTTTTCCAGCAACAAGTAAGGCAGGACGGTCATACACGGGTACTGAGGTACTGGTGGATGAGGCTGACTTCCATTCGGAGTTTGAATCATCATATAACGCTCTTCTGCCCCTTATACAGGACTCAGGAGGGAAGATGTTTGTTGTCTCAACCGCAAACCCTGATGTTCTTGACTCGCCTTTCCGACAGCTTTATCAGAACGCAGATAACAGGTTCTTCCTTGGTTACTTTGAAAGACCCAACAGGACAGACCGAACTTACTTACAGGCACTCGAACTCGCTTCGGACATAGCACGGTTCGAGAAGGAGAATCCAAAGAACGAACACGAAGCACTCGCTCCCCCACGCACACGGGCTTTCTTTGATGTCGATTCAATAGAACAGATGGAGTCTGACTTGATACCGCCAAGAGATATACTCAGGGGACTTGTCTCCGTATGGCAGTATCCCGTTACAGCAGGAAGATATATCATAGGAGCAGATACGGCATGGGGAAAAACAGGTAGCTATAACTGCGCAACTGTCGTTGACTGGCAGACAGGTAATCAGGTCGCAGAACTGCACGGAAGACTCCACCCTGATGAGATGGCTCAGGAAGTGATAGACCTTCATAAGATGTATAATCACGCCTATATGGGACTGGAAAGAGCCGGCGAAGGACAGGAACGGGACGGAGATTCCGTTGTTGTTGTCGATAAGGTTCAGCAGATGCTACAGGAGTGTTCGTGCAGAAACAGGCTGTACTACCACGACAGGAACACTGGAACACCCACTACACCGGGATGGCAGACAGACGGTAAGACAAGACCTGTTATGCTTGCAGAGTTCGCCGAGGCTATACGAAACAGGCTGATTGTGATACGATGCCGTGAAGGCATAGGGGAACTCCTTAGTTTTATCAGGAATGAACAGGGCAGGCCACAGGCAGCCAAGGGAGCTTATGATGACAGGGTGATGGCGTATGCACTGGCATGGCAGATGAGGAAGTATGCCAGTTTTACATCACTGTCACCCACACGAAAGGTATTCGTGCCTACATCGTTTTAGGAGAAAGATGATATGCCGATAGACCCAACACAGAAACCGGACGAAGCAATATTCAAGGACTACTCGGAACACATGGAAGATGTGTGGAAGGAAGCCCTTGAGGATATGAAGACCCTTTCTTCCCATTATACCCATACAGCTAATATATGGACTGACTACTACGCACGAAACCCTGATGTGCCACGCACAAGACCGAACTACCATTCGGGACTGGAAGTCGCACTCATAGACCAGGCAGTTGATTCCCACTTAGCATTCGAGCCTCGTTTCGTAAGGGTTCCCGTGGGAGGAAGCCAGCAGGCAAAAGACAGGGCTAACAGGCTCGAAAAGGGACTTAATACAGTTTTTCAGGATGCTTTTACCTCCGCACCTAACTTCGCAACAAAGGAAAACGGGAAGCAGATAGTTCTGCATAACTATACACAGCTTGGTGTACTGCTGGATCACGATGCTTTACAGAAACCAGTGAGAAAACGGGGCGAGGATAAAGAGGATTTCGAGTGGAGAGAGTGGGAGTTCATGGCAAGAAGGAATACATGGAATCCGTTCAGGCTCGTTGTTCCTTCTCCCGGCGAAGTTTTAATGAATCCAACCGAGAAGATGCCTTCTATTGCTATATGGCGTAGGAAGATGAAGGCCTTTGACCTTGAAGGACACTGTACTACCAAGGATATGCAGATAAAAACACGGAACAGGATTTATAAGAAGGATAATAAGACGGGATACTCAACTACATTTAACATGGGTACATACGATGCCTATGATGATGTGGAAGTAGAAGAATGGTGGACCGCAAGATGGCACGCAATGAAGCTGAAAGACGGTAATATGCTCTATGTCGAGCCTAATGGGTGGGGTATTCAGCCTTTTGCACACGCTTTCGGCGGTTCAGCGATTACTCCGGCAGGTGAAGAATTCAATGTTAAGTGGTGGATAAGACAGGCTTTGTTATACAGGGCATTACCTACTATCACAATGCACAACCAGGCAACAGCAGGTCACCATGCAATGCTTATGAGGGCTGCGTGGGCGAGAATGGGATACAGGCATGACGCTGCGGACGGCGCAGAACAGTTAACAGGACAGCTTTTACAGGGCGAGGAAGCCGACTGGTGGATAGAAAAGGTTCCACAGCTTCCGGGTCAGTCATTCCAGCATAAAGCTGAACTTGAAAGTAATATAGAACGAACCACGTATTCACGCATGGTAGCAGGCTTTCAGGCTCCTGATGTGGATACCGCAACAAGCATGGTGATTTTATCCGAAAACAGTCACAGAACCTTCAGGTCTCCCGTGATGGAGCTTGAACAGCTATACTCCATAGCAGGCTCTAATATCCTGAAACTTCTCTACCGCATGAATAAGGAATACGGAGAGGGTTACTCCGAGATAGGGATCGGAGAGAATAGGCTGAATGTACGGGATATAGAGGACAGGTTTTACGTTGAGGCTAAGTTCGAGCAGATTGACGCTGTGGTTGCACAGCAGGAAGCACAGATGGCTATGGCTGAACTCGATAAGGGCTTAATTGATAAGAACACCTACTACAAGATTCGCAGATACGAAGATCCCAGTACTATCCAGAAGGGTATTCTGAAAGATGCTATATACCAAGACCCCGCTATTATCGAGCAGGGCGTGATTAACGCACTCAGGGAAGAAGGGTTCGGCGAGATGGCTGACCAGAGACAGGCAGCACTCGATGCACAGAACCTTGAAAGATCAATGGGTATGCCCGAAGAAGGTGCTGGTGCGGTAGATCAGGGAGGCAGACCTCCGGGGCCGCCTCCTCCAACGAGTCCCAACAGTACCCCTGTACAGGGTCCGGGTATGAGGCCTATGAGAAGATCCCTTCCGGGCGGGATGGGGCCGGCTATGACACAGGCAGTACGACAGGGAGGAGACCAGTTATAATGGCTGATACAGGTAATTTACTATTTGATATTTCTACGGAAGTGGGAGAAGAAATATTCAGGGCTAAGAAACAGGCCATGAAGTCTAAAGCAGTTGAGTTTGGTAAAAAGGCTGCTACTGCGGATGAGTGGCGTAAATCAATAAGAGAAAACTCCAGCTTCAAAGATGCCGAATTAGAAAGACTTGGCATGAAGGGATTCCTTTCTCAGTGGAGGGGTAATCAGAAATGAATGTTAAGACAGCTGAATCATATTTAGAAGCCCTAGGATTCATAGTTGAGGAGTCAGGAGATGACTCTTATCTTGTTATTGATCCTAGTAATGGAGCTGGTGCAGAC